AACACAAGGCCGTTTAGCTGGTCAGTTTCGCTTCCATTGGAAGTGCGCTGACTAGAGAACGTCTTGTGAACGTTGAGAACTAATCCTAGGTTACCTATAGCCTTGAAGTACTCACTTTCGTGAGCACGGGTCCAGGCAGCACCGAAGTCGTCTCCGCATGAGACGAACGGTTCCACTCTTCTACTCGTGGGCATTTGTGGATATCTCCGACGGACTCTGTCCATCGCCACGTGCCCAGCGAAGTGGTTCAAAATTGACAGGATGGGCCAAGTAAGTGGTAGGCCCATTAGGATGCCGCGTTCACTTGTGAACGCCATTCCTTTCTCTCCTCCTCCATCCCACGACATCGGGCCCAGCAAGCTGGCTCCGACCGTGTGGTAGAGGGGGGGAATCCTGTCCCCGAGTGCGTCACAGATTCCGTTCCACGTTGCGAGAGCAACATCATGTGGAATGTAGTCTGAGGCCGCGCTCAGGTCTGCACTAGTGAGGGTGAAGTCATCCTCATATGCAAACAATTTTGCACCCGCTTCGATTCCATGGGGAACGCCTTCCTCCCCTCGTAACGAGTAGTTGTGGACTCGAGATTTCTTTAGGAGACGCAGAAGCAATCCATTGATCCTCTGGCCGAGGACAACCGACATGGCCGGTGACATGGATGCTAATCTGGTTTTCTGCCCCCTTTCGGGGATCGTAACAGGCCGCATTGGAAGGGGCTCTCCTCGGAGAGCCCACTCCATGTACTCCTGCTCTGCGAGCTCGCGTGCAACGAGCGGCAGAATTCCAGCACGCACGCTTACAGGCGCCGTATCCGGGACGAGACGTTCGTCGTCGTCGTCTTCGGGTCGACTGGCATAGTACTCCTGAGCAAACACCGGAGCGATCCGGACCTCCTCACCAATTTGAAGGTTATTGGGGAGTTGGTGCGGTCGTTCGACCGGTAGCTCAGGGGGCACTCTGCCACGGACCTTGCGGCACTTCTCTGCAAAGTATGCGTGTGCTCCTCCTTTAGATCTCGAATTCTCCAAGCAAGCAGAAGTGTTCAACTTCACCGGGGCCAGGCAACCATCATCCCATTCGTAATGATCGGGGTGCTGGAAGCCGAGCCTACCATCCGGGCCTACTGTTCTTTCAGAACCTAGGCCTTTGTGGTTAGGCTGGAGGGCTAGTAGCCGTTCTATAAAGTTCTTCGTGAACTCACGTAGTTCGGGTATCAGCTCTCTGATGCGCTGTTGGGTGCCTGGATCTGGCGGCTCTTGTAGCCGCCGTTTCCACGCGAGTAGTTCTTCCCGCTCGATTTTCTCGGCCACGTCGGCGCCGTTCGAGGGGATAGCTCTACCCACACTGGCAAACAACCACGCACTGTCTGGGGTCCATTCAGACACCAGGCAGCCTCGGATGAAGCCGGATCTGCCTCCCGAGAC